ACAGGGTTAGCCGGTAGATTAAGAGTTGAGTTATTGGTAGCGTTAACAAACATAAAGTCAGTCGCCGTGAACTCTTCTCTATCGATAGTCTTTGTAGTTAGCTCCTTAATCTTTGGCGATTCACCATACGAAAGCCCGTTTTCAAGTTCAGATATCTTCTTTAAGGCTTTTTCGTTAACAGGTTGGTATAGGTTCCTCTTCTCTAGACACTCGATCCTTCTGAATGCTTCCTCTAATCCCGAGGCGTACATTGTAGAGTCGTAGGCATCCCTGACAACCGTTGTTTCAATGGCATCTTCAGAACCGCCCAACTTCACCCATGTTTGCTGTAAATGCTTATGCAAATACGTCACCCACGGCCTTAATTCAGGGTCACTTAAGAACTTCTTGGGAATAGGATAGTGAAACGGCGATAAATCCGTCAAAACTCACCCCCCATCTTAAGATCTATTGCTAAAGAGTGGAACGTGAAGAAGTTAGCTGAACTGGTCCTTAGTTTGAATTGGATCTGTCGAAAGGAGAGCATAGCGTAATATTCAACCCTTATCCTGTTTTCTCCATCTCTTCCCGCAGATACCCATTGTTCATTGGTAAACGTCTGGCCACCGTCAACAGAAACAGAAACCATAACTACAGGATCCTCTTCTGTGAGATTACCTATCCCCGTCTCCATGATGATTTCAGCCCTTTTCATCATCATTCTACCCCCTTCTTTACCTAGTGCGGAGGCGTTAATAGGCGCTGTAATCCTTTCTCTTATCGTTGCTTGGCCGTTATCAGTGAAGGTATCATCATCTAGTTCTAGCACTTTTCCGTCAACTTTGGATTGGATTAAGTGCTTCCCATTAGCATATGTATAGTCGTAGCCTAGATAGATCTCTTCACCTGCTTTATAACCTAGCTCGAACCAAAAATTGGTAGCTTCAGAGTAAACCCAGCTCGCCGAAGAGGTTAGGATCATTACAAAGTTTTGGCCATCTTGCTTTATGCATCGAACCCTAGCTCCGGTGAAGTCGTAGTCTTTTAACTTGTTAGCTACTGAAGGAGTAGTGACGCTCTGCGGTTCATAGGCGTTCGTCCTATAAAGAATCTTATCGTTGCCAACCCAGTACATTAAATTCTCGTTAGAGCACACACAACCCCTAGAAATCAGTCCTACAGGTGAAGTACCAGACTGAACAGCTACTAAAGGGTTAGTGCCTGCACCACCGTCATAATAAGGCTCTATCGACCGAGCACCCATCATATAAATGGTCTCTCTAAACCTATAGATCTGAACTAGGTCATCAGCAAACGAAGGGACGGTCGAAACATTCTCTCCTTGGATGGATTCAGGGTTGCCAACGTCAGCAACTGCATAATTGTCCTCTAATAGCTGCCAGATAACGAAAGTATTGATTGATACAACCGATCCCCCCGGGCTGTATGAACCGTCTGTAACAGTTGTTAACGTGTTTGTATCTATGTTGTAAACGTAACCGTTCGTGTCTGAAGTTATTAATAGTTTGGACGCTATATCGCCTACAGAATCCTCAACGGACTCGAATAAGACTAAGCCTGAACCACTAATAGTCCCTATAGACGTTTCCACACCATCAGAGTCAACAGAGTAAAGCGAGGTTCCTACAACCTTATACACAACACCTGTTCGATTATGCGTGTATATGCCTCTAGGATCGCCTGAGCCGGTTCCGTCGGAGAAAGTCTTGCTACCAGGCCAAGGAAGTAATACAGACGGATACGCGCCACTAGGGACGGGTTCAGGGTACATATTCAGGGTTCTCTCTTGCGAGATAGACCTGGTTCGATTCGGATTAGAACCGCCTACTAGATTTGCCTTGATGGTTTGATAGGTCAAGGCGTCCACCCCTCTAAACCGATTACCGGAGCAGCTCCGAACCTTCCCCTCAGTTCTTGCTTGTTAGCAGAGGTTAAGGCAGCGTTAAACAGGTTTAAATACTTGCCCATCTGCTCATCGTCCCCGGTCCAGTTATTAAGATGGTACAAAGAGGCGTATAGATAAAGGTCTGGATAGTTAGTTAAGACGTTATTAGACGTGTTCGAAGACGAAAGAGGATTAAGCCCCTTGTAAAACACCATCTCGATTGTATAAGCCGATGACGGAGTCCTGTCGAACTCTATTTGCGAAGTAATGGTGAAGTACTTAGGTTCGCCGCTAGTGTCGGCAATCTTAAGAGCTTCCGGAGCTTTAAATTTGATGTCTTTAGTCACCGATCCATTGATCAACTGTAGTCTACGCATTTCCACAAACCTGTCAGGAAGCGCAAGGAAACGATCAGAAGTAGGGGCCGTAGCCCTTTCTCTGGATTCGTTAGCTCTTAATCTAAGCTGTTTATCAATCGTATTCTCAGCAAGGTCTATGAAATCGTCGATAAGATCAGAGATATCTGTTCTATGACTGAATCTCTCTATAGCCTGCTTAAGATTGGCATAGCTGTCGATAGCCATTAAATTTGGCCCTCTCTCGTTCTGAGCTTCTTGAACTCATTAGAGTTTAACTTAGCCACTAACCAGCGCCTATTCTCCTTAGCTAAAGGATTAGAGCCCAATTCTTTCCACCATTGCGCGATGACAACTTCAGGAATAGAGGCCACCTTATGAAAAGCGGATTTATTAGAATAGGGCGTACCCCGTTCCGTTTGGTGCCGCTCATGCTGGTTAATCCTCAAATACTGGCTAACATCCTGAACGATCTGAACGTGAAACTTATCATCGTGCGGATCTTTGTGATAAATCTCTGTGACATCGCCGTCTCTTTCCGTTATCGCTTTCATCAAAATTCCACCGGAGTAATGGTTATTCGAGCTGCTGTAGTACCTTCTAAATAAGCTATATGCGAATGCCCCGAGACATCCAAAAGGACTGGAGAATCTGCACCAACTACCGGAGAGGAGTTTGTAGCGTCAACGGATGAGTTACCAGGCAGGAAAAACACCGTTCCACCGCTGCATACTAAAACATACTTGGCCTTGTTTCCCGTGGAATCGTTAGGGATAGCTGATCTAGCACTAGTGCCACTCGTAGTAGCTCCAACGCCTTCAACTGAGATCTTCATACACTTCATAGTCACCTCAATAGCCCCCCGAAGGGGGCATTGTATTAACGTAAAATCGCTACAGTAAAGAACACCTCAACTGTATTAGTGGATGCACCATCGGTTTCAATCTCGATGGCATCACCAGCCGCTACAGTTCTGGCCCCGGTCGGTCGTGATACATCAACATCACCAGCCGCCGAACCACTTTGTGTTACAGTAATAGCGCCATTAGTTACCGCAGTGCCGCCAATCTTTGGAGTAAGAGTAGCGTCACCAGTACCGATAGCACCATTGATTACCGAGCGTATTTCGATAATATCTCCCTCAATATTCTCCGGGACTGGTATATAACACTGACCAGCCGTAGAGATATCTGCGAGATAGCCGTTTAAAAACGACACATTACCGTCAAAAGCAGACATTGATCACCTCCTTAAAGTAAATGGCTATGATTAACTTGCAGTAAGGTCGGAAACAATACCTGAAGCCGCTTCATTGACAGATACCAAAGTAACTTCCATCAATAGTTGTGCTCGGTCTGTGTCGCCAGTCTTAGCAAGGTCCATTCTCTGGAACGGTCGGAGTTCTGCGATTTCCCACTTATCCATCTCAAGAACCAATGCTGATTCAGCTTCCTGGAAGCGGTTAGGAACAACAGCCATAGTACCAAAGTCCGACACATACACATCCACAGCGTTAACAATGGTCTTTTTCTCTGCGTCAATATTCGACGTAGAACCACCGCTAAACTGCGAAAGGACCTGCTTGTTGAAAGAACCCACCATGATAGTGTCTGGCTCGCCGCCTGAGTCGTAACACTGTTTAATAACGTCACGCAGTAACGCTTCAGTGAATGCTCGATCAGTACCGCCGGTACGTGCGTCAGTGCCGTCACCAGTAGGAGCTGAACCACCGCTACCTAGGTTAGTGTTAGTCGCTATCCAGGACTCAATACCACCCATTTCACGCGCTGTGGTGTCGTTACCAGCTACTTGAGCGTTATTATCCAATAATGAAGTCTCAAGATCGCGCTTGATCTCTTTAGTACGCTTCATGATTTGATAATCCATCTCATCAGCTCGACCCGCTGAATCAAGGGCTCTTTGTGTACCAGTGACACGAGGCACCTTGTCTAGGATCTGAGTATAGTTAAACACTCGAGAAGTAGCGGTTGATGCGTCAGTAGTTGCGTCATCCCCTTCAATCACTGCATTCGAAGCAGAAGCAGCGGCTAACGAATCTAGCTGCCATTCTACTTTAGTAGAAGTAGCTGGACGTCTGCCTACTCCGCTTTGAAAAGGAGTACGGGTTGGTGAAATCATCGAAATGAAGTCCGAAAGATCTTCTCGGTTCCCCACTGCGTCATAACTTGAAAAAGTATCTGCTGGCTGTGCCATTTTAGTTTCTCCTAGCTCTTAAATAAGCCAAGGCATCTTTCTCACTTCCAGACCTTTTAAACTGCTTAGCTGCATCATCTAAACGAGACGGTTTAACAGCCTTTCGAGATCCTTTAGTAGGCTTGATGACCTTTGGCGCTTTTTTCATTTGCTTGTCAACACTAGGCTTTTTGTCTTTTAGGGAATTGTATCTAGCCGCATCCCTAAATACTGCCCATAACCTCGCATCAACAACCTGGTTAATGTCGTCAGAAGAAAAAGCTTTAGATTGTAAATACGCTTGAATATTACCTATATCACTGGACATTGAATCTGTATACTTCCCAGCCTCATCTATCCAGTCAGGCGCTAGTTCACGCATTTTCACCATCTGTTGTTTGAGATAATCCTCTTGAGCTTTGTTCACCTCAGCTTGTCGCTTGTCTTGAGCCGCCTTTAGCTTACTACGTCTATCGGCTTGCTGCTTTTGTAGCTTCAGGTACTGTGATGGGTCTGTCTCAATCAGTTCATCCCAATCAATTGCATCTTCTTCAGTCTGCAATAGAGATTCAAGATCAGAGATTGTAGAATCAAGTTTTTGCAACTTCTCTTGCGTTTTCGCCTTCATCCCTTCAAACTCTTTACGCTCCGCACTCAAAGATTGAGTCTTTTGCGTGTAATCTGATTCTCTCAAGAATCCGCGTTTCCACTCTCTGATCTGGTCGAGGGTGATCTCTTCGCCGTCAATGTCGAAGTATGATTCCTCTTCCTCGTCATAAGTTTCAATCGTTTCTTCCTGTCGCGCCTCATCTTCCAAGTCAGAGTCGGCATCCACTTCTTCACTTTCATGATCGTGGTTCTCCTCGCTCGCTTCGGGTGCACCTTGAGTGTCGTCTGCTCGCTTAGATCTTAAAAACGCTAATGCGTCGGCGTTATCGGAATCCATAAAAGGGTGTTCCTATTGGTTAAGTTTTAAAGTTTCCTGAGCCAATAACCCATCCGTCATGACTCGCTCTAGATATGACTCAAACGCATTAATTGCTTGCGTCTTGCGCCATAATTCATCACGCTGATCCGTTTCGTCGTACTTGGTCCGCTGAAACTTAGCGTAAATCTCTCCCTTAATTGACGTTAGTGCCTCTTGTAACATCTCGTCTTGCATGATCATTCTCGCTCGCTCAGCTCTTGATATAGAGTTATGAGCCTTGTTTCTTGAGTCTTTATCCACTTACGCCTTTCCCTATGATATCTGTAGCTGCGTCAACTTCTAGTTTCGTATAGTCGTATTCTAGCTGCTGTTCAAACTGGTCCTGATTCTGTAGCATCTTAGCTGCTTCTATCTGCTGCTTGTTCTCTGCTTCAGATAGCTTGGCCTGTGCTCGGATCATCTCAGCCTCAGCTATAGGATTAGACTGTACCTGTTGTTGTAGCTGAGCAACCATCATCTTCAGCTGTTCGTTTTCAGCCATTAAGATCTCTTCAGGCTTCTCAGGGTCGTTGACAAACTCTTGAGAAGAATGCATACCCATCGATTTAATGATCTTATCCATCGTATTAAAGATCTTCTTCTCG